TTAGTATTCTTTCTTTTTTTTAGAGCCATTTTCATTTGTCTTTTTGTTTTTTTTGTTTTTCCTTTTCTTTTTTTTAGACTTCTTTTTACCCTCCTTCCTCCTTCAGTGTCACTTATAACCGATTCAAACGTAGTATCTCCTGAATCGTCATTCATATAATGTGAATTATTCTCTCCAGTATAGTCATCAAGTTCTAATGGTCCTACATCAATATCGGATTGTTCTTGGATAGGAATCGCTTGAATGTCACTTTCAAAAGGCGGTGTATCTGCACCTCCCCGCATCCTTTTTCTTGTTGATTTATTATTTTTTTTACTAGATTTGTATTTATAAGCCATCTATAATATAATACTAGAAAAATATATAAACAGAATTTACTTTCTGTATTTATATTTATATGGATTTTTCTAAAACCCAAGATAAAGAAGAGGACAAAACGATTGTGCCATTGAAACGTACTCCTGCATGCGGGCTTATTATCGTCGATGATTTTTATAATAATGCGATGGATGTTCGCAATTATATTTTAACACAAGATTTTTCAGTAAAAGGTAATTATCCAGGCCAACGAACCATATCTTATGCAACTGACCATTTAAGAGAATGTATTCAAAAATATATTGAACCCTTTGGAGGAAAAATCACGAATTTCCCTTGTCCAGAACCAGACAATTCGAATGCAGCGTCAATATACAATGGTTCCTTTCAATATACTACGTCAAGAGATCGTTCTTGGGTCCATACGGATAGCTGGAATAATTGGGCGGGAATTGTATTTTTAACACCAGACGCGCCATTGTCAGCAGGAACTGCATTTTATAGATTTAAAGACGGTGCGATGAGCAAACCAGATACTGATCTATTAAAAACCCAAAAAGAAATAGATCGTTTTAGTCAAGATCTAACAAAATGGGAATTAGTGGATAGAGTGGGTAATGTGTTTAATCGACTTATTTTATTTAAAGCAGATAGATATCATATGTCAATGGATTATTTTGGAGATAGTAAAGAAAATGGCAGATTATTTCAAGTATTTTTCTTTTCTGCCGAGAAAAATTAGATGTACGCTGAGTGCCATATAAGTTATTTAATTTTTTTATTATAGCTAATAAAATTAAATTGTTATATTATTTCTCTAAAACCCACCTGGGAAACGGACTAGATTTGCACCTATACCGAATCCTGCACCTGATCGCGCTGTAACGCCTATACTTGGAACGTATGTATCCAAAATACTGAATGTGGCGGCGGCAGTAAGTGCGATAAGCGCAATTTCTTCTAGATTCAAGGATTGCTTGGGAATAGCAAATGCGGCAATAGCAACCATAAGACCTTCGATCAAATACTTAATGATTCTCTTGATGAGCTCGGAAACGTCAAACATGTTATTCATTATATAAATAAGGTAGAAAAAAATAAAAAGAAAAATACAAAATAAAATACAAAATAAAATACAAAATATAAAAAAAGTAATTGTTATATAAAAAACTTAAAACGAATATTTTACTAAATATTATAATGAGTAGTAAAACGAACAATCGTTATTCTTCAGGAAAAAATAATTTCGAAAGAAGGGTGAAAAACGGAAAACCTAATCCTAAATACGTCGACCTTTTAGAAGTGGATAAACCTATTGCGGGGCAAAATTTCGGGTGTTTTTCCTTCATAACTCCTGAGAAAATATTAAAGCAAAGAGAGATGTTTTTCTTCGATGAATTTTTGAAGAAGTGGGAACTCTCTAAATCCATGGAGAAATTTACCCAATTTTTGAATTTCCTTTCTTACAAATACAAGGTCTCGTTTGAGGATGTTATTAAAGATTACGAAGAATTCATTAAAGAAGAGAGAGAGAATATCTTAACCACTTCGATCGAGGCAGATTACAAAACATTTTTGGACAACAGCGAAGAGGAATTGGAAAAACAGTTCAATGTAAAGCATAACTTCCAGACTTCCGTAAGAGGATTCAAATGCAGAGGCAATTTTGCGAGTCAAGAGGAGGCTGAATTGCGCGCGAAATTGTTACGTGAGGCCGATCCTAATTTCGATATTTTTGTCGGCCCTGTAGGACAATGGTTATGCTGGGATCCAGAGGCTTACAAGACTGGAAAAACCGAATACATGGAGGAGGAATTAAATCAACTCATGGGAGAAAAGGTTAAAAATGAAACATTCGCAAAGAATGCGTTTGAGCAGCGCATCAAAGATACCAAGAAAAAGGCCATCGAAGACAACATCAAGAACGCTGAAAAGAGCGGAAACGCTTTAACGCAAACAATTGATGAAGATGGCAATTTAATTGGCATTCAAAATACGCAAGAAAAGGTGCTGTTGGAGAAAGATGCTATTTCGGTGGCGGATATTCGTAGCGAATTGTTTGATGGTGATAATATTGTGATTGGAAATACCGACAATGGAAGAAGTGAGTTAGTCAGTGGACCGTTTGTGGTTCCTAAGTAGGGGATAATGAAAAATAATAAATATTGATAATATAAAATAATTTATGATACAAATTATTTTATATTTTTATTACCAGATGTGTTTTATCAAATGTTTGTAATATAAATCACATCCATGATCTGCTACACTCCAACACCTCGCTATTGTATAATCATACCATGAGTCATCTTTATAATCTGCGTGGATAGAGTAAGTATCTTGAAACAATCTAATGTTTGTACCCACGTGTTTATAATTATAAACAGGAAATGCAGTAATAATATCGCGGCAGTTTGTTACACGATAATGATGCAAGTTATCCTTTGATTCGAACGATTTTTGCCACTTCGCATCCCCAATACGCGGACTCGCAAATGATACAACACTAACCTGGTTTTCAATTTCATGCGCCAATAAATAACCGAATAAAGTTGCTAATGCTGCCCCTAAACTATGTCCTGTTATGTAAATCTTAAAGTCTGGGTGTTTTTCCAATTGCAACTTTACTTCTTGAAGTATGCTCTCATAAACATTCGTATCGTATAATTGTTTGTAAAATCCGCCGTGTACCCAAATATCATCCTTTAGATTATGCTTTACGACGCTTAAATCGTAAAACCAATCTTTTGATGATTGGCTACCTCGAAAAACAACGCAAATACGCTTATCTATTTCATTTATAGTAATACCTGCTTGGAGATCTGTTTTGGCATCATTTATAAAATTACAAACTTTCCCACTTGGAATATTTTTTGCGACATCAAACAATAATTGCTTCTCCATGTCGCTAATTTTCAATTGCGATGCATCTGTTATTTTACTGACAAAATTTTCGATGGTATCGTCAGTAGTTTTGATGGAATCTCCGTAACTATAAATCAAAATGGTAATGCGAAGTAAATCGAGCGCAACTTTGTGAGTAATATCCATAATATATTATAGACAGAATATTTATTTTTCTAAATGATACATTGAGTTCTAAAATGTGATTTCTGGTTTTCTGGTAATATCATTAAGCAGTTAAATATTGGTTGTTTTATAAGTAGCCAGGTATACAAAATGGACTAGCGGAGTTCGTTTTTATGCGTTATTCTTGTTGTCGACCTCAAATAGAAAACTCGTAGACGCTGTCGCGGTATCTCTGTATAAAATCGGTTATTATATTTATGTCAAAAACAACTTAAATAAATGGATGTAATGCATGTACATACACCCATGACAACCTACGAACAAGAAATTGATATTCTAAATAGAATAAAAAGTAACTATGAATGTGAAACAATAATAAGTGATGTACCTCCTTATACATTATATTGTAGTAAAGATATTTCAAAAATATTGAAAATATCAAATGTTAGATCAAGTATACGAAATTATTGCGATGACGAAAAAAAAATAGTTGTAGGAAAGGTATCCCATCAAAAAACAAATTATCTTACATATAAAGGTTTAATTAAATTGCTAACTAGAAGTAGAAAACCAGAGTCAATTGAATTTTCAAAAAAAAATAATTTTGATATTATGACAACATACTGTTTGAATATTGAATGTGATGTAATTAGTTGTATTCTTAAAACTTTTGATGGCAACATAATAAAATCGCAATATAAAATTGACAACTACAAGATAGATTTATATTTTCCAGAATATTTACTTGCAATTGAATGTGACGAAACACACCATAAAAATCCTGAAAATAAATTAAACGATATCAAGCGTCAAAGCATTATTACTCAACTTCTGGGTTGTAGATTTATTAGATTTGATCCATATGATAAAAATTTTGATTTGTTTGATTTACTAAATGACATATATATACACGTATCTGTGGTCCCAAGACGAAATATCGTAGAAGAAGCCGAATAATTATAGTAAAGGGTGTGCCCCTGACGCACATCCTTTACCACTTGGTCTTCTTCACGCTGATTTTAGGCCCTGAACCGCGTTTTTTAACGTTAGTCGGGTCATATTGTTCATCTTCATCGTCGGAGTTGATTTTTTTCGACATCTCCCAGAACTCTTTCGATCCCAATTTAAAATCGTTATGGCTTTCCGCCTTGTACCAAAAGACTTGATCCTGAAGTTTGTTAGATTTGGAGTTATTATTAATAACCAAACACTCGTAATTCTCTGTGCATTGATCCATCACCTGACAAAAGGACTCAAACGTGGGAAACATTCCCGCATAATTATCGTAGATTCTTTTACGATTTGCAATATACGGCTCTCTCAAAATAAAAACGTAGTCGATATTTGTTCTCAGCGTGGGTGGTATTCCTAGCGGATACTGCATTGTAATGATCAACATTATCTTCCAATGACGGCCATTCATGAAGAGGAGGCGCATGAGCTTATCGCGGGCCCATGTGGCATCATATAAACAATCATCTAAAATCACAAAAGTTCGAGGGTCGATGGTACTCTTTTTAAACGTCTCGACTTCTTTTTTGATTTGTTTCAAGACTTGTCTTTGGCGCTTTAAAATATTTTCAATGATGACAGTATTGTATTCATTGTGAATGAATAATTTAGGAACTAATTTTCCATAAAATCCGTTTCCTTCTTCCGTGCCCGAAATAACTGTGCCGATGGGAATGTCTTGGTGGTAAAATAACAGATCACGAACCAAGAAGGATTTTCCTGTATCTCTTCTTCC